TGGTTAGTTATAACGCCTTGGATTGCAGGGATGATTAAGAAGGGTGATTTGAAGGATGCTTCTCTTGCAGGTGACTTGAACTCAGTAATCAGAAATGGTAGGCTGGGTATGATAGATAGATTTATGATCTATGTGTCTAATAACATTGCGCTTACAGGAGTTGCTGCAACTGGTACTTTCCATTGTCTTGCTGGTACCAGAGACTTCACTTGCTTTGCATCTCAGTTTGTAAAAACTGAAACAATCAGATTGCAGGATACGTTTGGTGATGCTATTCGTGGACTTAACGTGTACGGATACAAGGTAACTCACGCTGACTCAGGTGTTTATCTTCCAGCAAAGAAGGCTTAAACATAGTCTTTGACTTATTTTATTTTGTACTATATAATCTATGTCCTACCTTCCCTGAAACATGGAAGGTGGGGCAGATTTTTCTAACAGGAGGTTTTACTTATGGCTACTATAGACGTAACCCGTGGCGGAACTATAGGTGTTTCTGAGAACGATGTTAAGAAACATGTAAGGTTCGCTAATCAGGTAGATTTTTCTATTGCCGCAAATGCTCTGATTGTTACTGATTTAGCTCAGCTAATATCAATACCAGCAGGGTTCTTTATGACTGCATTTGGAGTACGTCTGGACGTTGTTCAGGGTGCCGTTGCAACTTGTGTATTCGGTGACGCAACTGCCGCTAATGGTTGGATAGCTACGGCTTACGACCTTGACGGTACAGCACTGGACACATCTATATCATTACCGGGCGACACTTTCCCGGCTCTTGGTGGTAAGCTGTATCACACGGCTGACACTATTGATCTTGACCCCGGACATACTGTTGATGCTGCAAAGATCACATGTTGGGCAACTGGATATATGATTCCAGAGTATTCTGCGTAAGCTGTATTTTAGGGGAGTAACAGGGTACGGACAATGATCTTTTTTGCCCGTACCCTGCCCCGTCTTTTTAAATCTTTTTTTAAGGAGTATGCGATGCAAGACCAGCCAGAGAAACAGGTTGTAGCAAGTAAAGACGTAGGCAGCATGGAAGAGGTTTTTGGCGAAAACGATTCAATGTTTCAAAGGGAATATTCGGCGGTACCAGAAGGTGAAAACACAGTAACGGAAAACATGAAGGACAATGCCCCGGACGAAGTAGACCCGGACGAAGGTACGGTTGAAGACGGCGTAAACGACCATAGACTTGCCGAGGTACCAGAAGTAGCCCCGGAAGATATTAAGTATCTTAAGAATGAAGAGAACGGGCGTATTTTTGAAGTAACCCCGGCGTTGATTGGACAGAGGCATTTAGTACCATGTACCAAAGAAGGCAAGACTTTTAAAGATACCAGAGTTGTATTTAATGGTATGAGAGGCTAGATTTTAATATTATATTTTTAGATGGAGGTTTTCGTGGAAGATTCAAAAGAGTTTGGTATGGGAGAAGGCAAAGGCAAGCCAGTATTAGAGGGAGTCTTGGCAGAAGACATAGACAAGATTGGCAAATTAAACAAAGATCAGTTGTCGATATTTGCTAAAAAGAAGTTTGATTATAATATCAATCTGCTTAAGCATATCGGTATCTTGCGTGGTGAACTTATTATGAAGGCGCAGGTAGCCCTTGGGGAAATAGCCGCAGATGAATATACCGATGAAGAAACACTGGCAGCAATAGAAAAGGTGATTCCTCAGTATTTGAAGCATCCAGTAAATGGCAGGATTAACCCGGCCAGCCCGATGCTTTTGAAAAGATTGGATTTAATACCGTGTACTAAAGATGGCAGGACGTTAAGGCCAAACGAGTATTACATCCCGACTGATAAGCCTAAATTTAACGCTCAAAGCAGTAACGAAATGGAGCGTATAACCGCAGGTATGGAAAGGCAAATCGTTAGATAATGACAAAAATAATAGAGTGGAGACAGCCAGTATTATCCGAACTGCCAGTAAATGAGGACATCTTTGTTGAGAAGTTCTTAATGGAAGGCATACAGGAGCTTTGCAGATACAGCAAATGCTTTACTGAGGACATTGCAGATACATCGACTATTAATGTTCCAGAGCATACTCTGACCCCGGTTACGGCTAATACAAAGTTAGTCAGGTTCCTATACGGCAAATATCTGAATAAGATACTTGACCTTAAGACCCGTGGTGAAATGACTGCTATGAACCCTCAGTGGGAAATAACTTCTGGCACTCCAAACTATTTTGTCTATGACGGCGGAAATACAGTACGCTGGTCTAAAATTCCAGATGCTACCGGGGACGCAGTTACGTTCACGGTAGCATTGATGCCCACAAGTATAGAAGATAGCGATATCCCCCAGCAAATAGAAGACGATCACCTTGAAACGGTAAAGGATTATGTTAAATGGAAAACCTACATGATGCCTATTGAGGGTGTTCATAACTTAAAACTTGGGTTATTTCATAAAGCTGAATATGAAAAGGGAAGAGGAAAATTAAGAATATCCGTAATAACTGGTTTCTCTGGAAACTCGCAAGCTCAGCAAGAAAGGTTTGTATAATGAACTTAAGTGAATTAATTATCTCAGCACAAAACCAAGCAGATGAAGTAGTCGATAAACCAGACCTGTTATGGTCAGAGGCCGAGTGGACTGAGTTCGCTAATGATGCGGAAAAAGAGGCATGTATAAGGGCTAACCTGTTACTTGACCAAACCTCAGCCTTGGCGGTATTGCCGATTACCAGTGGAATAGCAACATACGACCTTAGCGAAAAGGTATTAATAGTCAAGAGGGCAAAGCTGACAAGTGGTAATGAGCCATTGGTGAAAACAAGTAGAAGAGTCCTTGATGCTACGTATCCTAATTGGGAAACTGAGACAGGTACAACAAGGAGCTGGCTACCAGACGGCACAAACAATATCACTCTTTATAAAATACCAAACGCAAATGACAGCCTTAATTTAATGATATCGAGACTTCCAGAGGCGGACATGCTTTTGGCGGACAAGCTCTCAGACTCACCAGAAATAGATGTTCAATATCATTTGGGCTTAGTTGATTGGATGTTACATAGAGCATATTCTAAGCAAGATTCAGAGACTTTAGACGTAGGAAAGGCAAAAGAACATTTGAAACGATTTACTGCGAGATTTGGGGAAAGACCCCCAGCCAGTATAATCAATACATAATGCCCTTTAAAGATAAGCAAAAAGAACGTCAGTATCGTAGAAAACATTCCGGGCAACTTGGGATAAAGATAGCTTGTGCTATTGCTGAGTTTCGGAAAAATGGGTGTAGGAAGTGTAAGGAGAGAGACAAAGATTGCCTTTGTGCCCACCATAGGAACCCGAAAAAGAAGCTGTTTGGAATTGGAAGCGTGGCCAGTATAAGGCCGTCATTGGAAAGACTGATAGCGGAGTTGAAAAAGTGTACTTGTTTATGTCTTAATTGTCACGCTAAATTACATGCAAGGAAAAGAAGACGGGAGAGACGAAATGCCAGACAATAGAAATTATAAAATGGATACTGTATGTACTATTTGTAATACTCCTTTCGACCCTGAGAACGAGGGCTACGATGGCGAGATAAACAACGTGCCAGCTAAGCTATGTTCTGCTTGCTACGAAGGCGTAGAGAACGTTGTAGAGGCTTCCGTACCTCATACATTTATAGAGTGTCCTAATTGCTCTGCCAGCATTGGCCTAAGAGTGGAGACATCAGAATGACTCGTAATATAGATATTTCATCTCAGACTATAGAAATAGGAGTAGTCTCCGGGATAAACAACGTAACTGACGAGGCCAGACTAGAACCTCGCCAGCTTGTATATGCTTACAATATAGACATTTCCAACATAGGCAGACCAGCAAGAAGAGCCGGAACGGTCAAGAAAGTTACCCCGTCCGGGAGCATACATAGCATGTGGGGAGATGGTAAAAACTGCTTCTTTGTCGATGACGGCAACTTGAAAAAGCTAAATGAAGACTACACATCCACAACCATTCGAAGTAACGTAAGTGACTACCACATGAACTTTTGCGAAGTAAACGACCAGTATTATTACACTAATCCGGCGGTAATAGGATATGTATACAACGGCGTAAGCAATCCATTATCAACCACAACAGAAGAACATAAACACGCCTTATTGCCCGGCCAGCATATAGAATACTACAACGGAAGACTTTATGTTGCAAGAAATGAAACTATATGGTATAGTGATGTTAATTACTTAGGACAAGTAGACAGGCGTAAAAACTTCATACAGTTTGAGAATGAGATTACTATGATGAAGGCCGTTGATAATGGCCTTTGGATTTGCTGCGGCGATATCGACAGGCAGGTAACTTATTTCATGGGCGGAGCAACCAGAGAAGACTTTGTACGAAAACGAGTTGCAGACTACGGATGCAGAGAAGGCTCCGAAGTAACAATCAAAGACGGCAAGAAAGTAGGAGAAGGACTTGAAGGAACCGTTATTATGTGGGCAACTGACAAAGGCATTTGCATAGGTGCAAACAGTGGTCAGTTTATCAACGTAACCGATAAGAAATTTCATTACCCGGCCAAAAGGTTTGGAGCTGGACTTTTCCGGGAAATAGACGGGCTGGCTCAATATATTTCAACTTTATGGGAGTAGGGATGGCAAAACCAAAAGTAACAAAACCAAGAAAGGCAACGTTTGCAGATTTGGAAAACATGGTGAAGGGCGGTAAGAGTCCAGTAAACAAAGTTAAGATTACGCCAAGGAAAAAGAAGTAATGGAGCAAACAGTAGAAGTAGACGAGCCATTAAATTGGCCAGCGAAGATAGTAGACGGAGCTCTTGTTATAACGCCTATCAGCGAAGAGATTAAAAACGCAACTGGCGGCACAGATATAATATTAAAGATGCCGTCTCTTAGGCTTATAAATGAGTTCAAAGCAGCAAACAACATTCAGTAACACATAGTTAAGTTTGACTTGCGACTCTTGGATATTTCCAACCGCAAAACTCTCAGATTGATGGC